GTTTTCACGATAGACGAGAAGCGTTTGATAGAAGAATATGACGATATGATAGAAGATATTGAGTTAATGGAAGTACAGTACGATATGCGCAAGCTTGAAGTGCCCACAGTGGTAAAACTGCAAAAGGAAGATTTGGTAATCAGCAAAAAAGAGCTGATTAAAACGATCCTGTCATTTAAGGGGACGATGTCCACAACGATGACAGAAGAAGATCGAGTTAAACCATTTATGCCTTCGAGTTCAGCCAACTATATTCGCAATAACAGCCAGGCGGGCAGTATTGGCGAGATTCTTGAGTCACCAGATCTGATGGACGGATTACGTCGACCTGGTGGCTTCCTTTCAGTTACACGCATCCTAAAGGATGGCGTTTTGACTCAGATGGGGTGTCTAACTGAAGAGGAACAAAAGGCAGCGGACATGATTTATGATCAGGAGGATGAAACCTATGAATACGACTCAACTCTGTTACGTCAACAGTATGCTTTACTATATCATCGTGTAGCCCAAAAGGCTATCATGGAGACAAGTTTTGCAACAACTGTTGGGTTGGCAGAGGCACTTAAAGTGCGAGTAATAACAAAAGGTCCACCTCTCAAAGCATTTGTCATGAAAGCTGTACTCAAGAAGATTCAAAGTATTATTTGGATGCATCCAGTCTTCCTGCTTACCTGCACGCCAGTAACATCAATGATATTACAAGACGGACTAGGAAAGGAGATCAATGATGATGATCATTATCTTTCAGGAGATTATGCAGATGCAACTAATAGTATGGAATCATGGGCAAGCGAAGCTGCTGGGCAGGAAATCTGTGTTCAACTGGTTCTGACTAAGGATGAGTCAGAAATTTTTAACTCTATTTTGACAAAACACAAAGTGGGAACGAATAAAATGTCAGAATCCGACTATCTTGACCAAGAGTCAGGACAGTTGATGGGTTCGATCATTTCGTTTCCTATATTGTGTATTATCAATGCGGCAATGTGCCGCTGGAGTGAAGAAATCGCGAAGAAGAAAGTCATTAAATTACATGACTGTCAACTTCGTGTCAATGGTGATGATCTTGTGATGAAGGGACCACGAAGTATTTACGACATTTGGTCGAAAATAACTTCATTTGTTGGTCTTGTAAATTCCGTCTGTAAAACATTCTTTTCAAAAGAATGGTTAACTGTGAATTCACGAATCTTCATCCATCAATCAGCACTAGACGTGCCAGAAGATAGTTGGCCAGATTTGTTAGTCCTGCGCAAGGGCAGTGTGGACTCTTATGTCACCCGAAAGGTGGCATTTTTAGATGTGAACTTTATACCTTCAGGTATCATGCATGGTGTCAAACGATCGACTGGGCCGACGAAGCCTAATCTGTTGACAACAGCTGATAATCCATGGGAAAATTTAGGAGTACGAGCCGAACAATTGTTGGCATTTGTACCTGAATATCTGAAGGAAGAAGTATACTCACGTTTTCTCTACTACAATAAAGATGAACTCACGGCGATGCGGTTGCCATGGTTTATCCCTCGCTGGTTAGGCGGGATCGGTCTACCTATTCTTAATGAAAAGAATAAGGTGTCTGATCTTGATTTGCAAATTGCTTTTAATATCATTACTCATTGGAATGATAAAGAAGCAAAGTGCAAGCCACGCCAACTTG